TAAAAAAAGAAGTTGCAGGTTATCCTCAACAATTACAATTAGAAGAATTTTTTAAATGTCCTATATGGTTTGCAGATGAACCAAAATTTGTAGATAGTTTAAATAAAGCATCAGACAAATATATTGAAGAATCAAAGAAAACATTAAAACCAGCTATCGATAAACGTAATAAAAAGTTTGGTGACAAAGGAGACATGGGTCATGTATTCCATTCAACAACATTAATTGGTGATCCTAACTTTAAACAATTACAAGATTATATAGGTGCAACAGCACATAACTTATTAGGTGAGATGGGTTTTGATATGTCTGGTCATCAGTTATTTACTACAGAAATGTGGGTACAAGAGTTTGCTAAAAAGGGTGGTGGACATCATACTTTACACACTCATTGGAATGGTCACATATCAGGTTTCTATTTTTTAAAAGCAGATGAGTCTACATCTTTACCTATGTTCGAAGATCCAAGACCAGGTAATGTTATGAATCTTTTACCAGAAAAAGATAAAACAAAAGTAACCTACGCTAGTTCTGCAATAAATTATCAAGTAAAACCAGGTAGAATAATATTTTTTCCATCATACTTACCTCATCAATATATTGTTGATATGGGTTATAAACCGTTTAGATTTATACATTGGAACTGCCAAGCAATACCGAAAGGAGTGTTAAACCCTAATGTCTAATAAAAATTTTAAAAAATCTTTTATAAATACTATCTTAAATTCTGATACTAAAAACAAAGAGTCTGATGATTTTGTTAGAATGTTTTTAAAAGATATACAAAAGAAATTAAAAAGGATAAAAAATGTCGTTCAAAAAAAATAAATATACAGTATTAAAAAAAGCTATCTCACCTGAGATTGCAGAGTTTGTTTATAAATATTTCTTAAACAAAAGAGAAGTTGCAAGATTTTTATTTGATCAAAAATATATATCACCTTTTACAGAATATTACGGTATATGGAACGATGAACAGGTACCAAATACTTATTCACATTACAGTGATATTGCAATGGAGACTTTATTAAAAGAAGTAAAACCAGTAATGGAAAAACATACAAAATTAAAATTATCTGAGACTTATTCATATGCAAGAATATACAAAGAAGGTGATGTCCTAGCTCGTCACAAAGATAGATACTCATGCGAGATATCTACTACATTAAATCTAGGTGGTGACCCATGGCCCATTTATCTTGATCCAACAGGTAAAACTGGTCAAGCTGGTGTTAAAGTGAGTCTTGAACCAGGTGATATGTTAATCTATTCTGGTTGTGATTTAGAGCATTGGAGAGAAGAATTTAAAGGCAAGAACTGTGGACAAGTATTTTTACATTATAATAAATCTAGTTCTAAAACAGCTAAAGAAAACTACTTAGACAAACGACCTTTACTAGGCGCACCTGCTTGGTTCAAAGGTGTAAAGTTGACAAAAATTAAAAAATAGTCTATACACTAGGCTTGCAGGGGGATGATCCACCACAGATTCCCTCTGCTTTAAACATATTGAAATCACACACAATCTGCTATATTACCTAATAAACAGGATTTTATATGTTACAAAAACTAGGTTTTTTACCAGGATTCAATAAACAAGTTACATCTACAGGTGCAGAGTCTCAATGGATAGACGGAGAAAATGTACGTTTTAGATATGGCACACCTGAAAAGATAGGTGGTTGGCAACAACTAGGTGAATCAAAACTTACAGGAGTTGCAAGAGGATTACATCATTTTGTAAATAAATCTTCTACTAAATTTGCAGCTATAGGCACAAACAGAATTTTATATGTATATTCTGGTGGAGTATATTATGATATACATCCACTAGTTAATCCATCAGGTACAACTATATCAAATTGTTTTACAACTACTAATGGATCTCCAACAGTTACTATTACTTTTCCAGGAACACATACGTTTGTAGCAGGAGACATTATTACATTTAGTGATTTTTCAGCTGCAACTAATTCTAATTATAGTGCTGCAGATTTTGATGACATAAAATATATGGTAACAAGTGTACCATCTCCTACAACCTTGACTATTACTATGGATAGTAATGAGACCGGTTCTGGTGCAACTACATCAGGTAGTGTTAAATACTATCAATATTATCATGTAGGTCCAGCTGAACAGATAGGGTCTTTTGGTTGGGGTATTGCACTATGGGGTGGTAATTTATTAGGTGCATTAACTAATACATTAAATGGAGCAATCAGTGCCACATCAGGCGGAAACAATGGTTCTGCTACAGAAATTACATTAACTAGTACAACAGGGTTTCCGTCTACAGGTACAAACCATGTTACGATAGGAACAGAAGAAATATCATATACAGGTATTTCTGGAAATAAACTAACAGGAATTGGAAGAGGAGCTAGAGGATCTACAGCTACTACTCATTCTAATGGTGCAACAGTAACTAATTCATCTGGTTTTACTGGATGGGGATCACCAGCAGCTAACACTGACCAAGTAACAGATCCAGGATTATGGTCCTTGGACAATTTAGGATCAACTCTTATAGCATTGATACATAATGGAGAGTGTTTTCAATGGGATGGTGATGCAGCTGATGCTACAGCAACAAGAGCAACTATCATATCAGGTGCACCAACAGCGTCACGTGATATGTTAGTATCTACTCCTGACCGTCACTTAGTATTTTTTGGTACAGAAACAACTATTGGAAATAAAGCTACACAAGACGATATGTTTATAAGATTCTCGTCTCAAGAAAATATAAATGACTACACACCTACAGCGGAGAATAGTGCTGGTACACAAAGACTGGCCGCCGGATCACGGATCATGGGTGCTAAACTAGGTAGAAATGCTATTTATGTTTGGAGTGACACTTCTTTATTTACTATGAGATTTGTAGGAACTCCATTTACTTTTGCTTTCGAACAAGTTGGTACTAACTGTGGATTGATTGGTATGAATGCAGCAGTAGAGGTTGATGGTGCTGCGTACTGGATGTCTGATAATGGTTTCTTTAGATACACAGGTAAACTAGAATCTATGGATTGTTTAGTTGAAGATTATGTTTATGACGATCTTAACACTACATCAAATCAATTAGTTTATTGTGGTATTAATAATTTGTTTGGTGAGATTACTTGGTTTTATCCAACATCTACATCTAATGTAAACACTAGATCAGTTACATATAGTTATTTAGATTCAACAGCTAAAAGACCTATATGGTTTACTAATGCAAGTTCTTTATTTCCTAGAACAACATGGGAAGATTCTGCTGTGTTTGGTTTACCACATGCAACAAGATATAGTGCAGGAGCTGACACTTCTTTTGATGTCAGAGGTAATACAGATGGAAGCACAGTTTATTTTGAACACGAAACAGGAGTTAATCAACAAGAGGCAGCAACAGCTGCTGTTGCAATTCCAGCAAACATTACATCTGGTGATTATGATATTACACAAAAAGTTATTAGAGGAGCTGCAACTAACTTAGGTGATCTTAGAGGTGATGGAGAAAACATAATGAGAGTTAGTAGAATTATACCAGATTTTATAGCACAACAAGGAAACGCTATTGTACAATTAGATTTAAGAAATTATCCAAACGACACAGCTGCAAGCTCATCACTTGGTCCTTTTACGGTATCATCTACAACAGATAAAGTAGACACACGTGCTAGAGGAAGAGCTATAGCTCTTACAATATCTAATACTGCAGTAGATACTAGTTGGAAACTAGGAACTTTTAGGTTAGATATACAAACTGGAGGAAGACGATAATGGAACAATTAGTAATGGCTATAGCAATACCATTAGCAAAACAATACGGTATGAACAAAGCTTTAGAAATAGCTTATGAAAAATTAGGTATAGCTGCTCCAGAAAACACCACAGAAATAGACATACTAACAGGTGGTGGAATTAATCAAGCTTTTTCTCCTGGTAGTTTAACAAATATGTTTAAAAGAGCAGGATTAAGGTTAGGAGCAAATACTTTAATGAAAGGTGCAGGTTCTTCTTTACTACCTTTTGCTGGAATAGCAGGTTTAGCAATGTTGGGTAATAAATATAGAAAACAACTTACAGGTTATGATACACAATCTGCATACGAAGCTGCTAGAGATCAAAGAATAGCAGATAAAAGATTAGATAAAATTACAGATCGAATAACTTCTGGAAAAGATTATGGAAATTATGAAGATGCATTACTAGATAGTGGTGCAGGTGCTGTAGAAATTGATGGCACAATTTATTCAGGTCCTGATTATCAAGGCGGTGATAACAACAACAATAATGATGGTGGTAGTACTGGTAGTAAAAGTGGTAAAGATAATTCTAAAGGTGGTATGGGAACAGCTTCTTTTGGACAATCTTTTCATGCAAGAAGAGGAGGCATTGCAAGTTTATAATGGCTAAGATAGTACAATCATTAACTAGAGCAAGTTCAGAGTATGAAGAAGACGTAGCACAGTCTTTAGTTAG